GGTCCTTTGGTGAACAATTTGTATCAGTCAATAGCAGCAAATCAACTGATGACCCCTGCCAGCTGGACCCCTGTTTTGCGCCAAGACAAAGCAGCCACTGATAACTCATCCACTCGAGTTTTGCGAATGCAATGCAATTTTAGGTTTCAGCTAGCACAATCATCAACTGTGCAAATTACCACATTTATTGTGTCAATTAGGCCTGATGCAGTTAATAGGCAGATCAACGATACTTTAATTGAAGGCGATGATTATATATATGCGAAAGGAGGAGCACCTGGTACAGATTTAGGCATTGTGCCGAGGCTAAATCCTGCAATTTTTAAGGTTTTGTACACACGAAACGTGACTTTGATGAGCAATGGTTTTATTCAACCTATTGTACAAGTTGACGAAACTGCACTAGTTTCAAATTCTAGCAATACTATGCGGAAAGGCCAGGTTAATTTGAAGCTCAATTTCAATATTAGGCAACCTACACAAGGTACATCTTGGAAATTAATGCAACAATCCCAATTTGGTCCATCACAAAGGTTATTTTTGTTGACCTTTTTTCGTGGTATTAGCGATGATGTTGACGATGATGCCCCTAGAGTGAACTGTGATGCACTGTACACATGTTATAATGCAAATTAATTGGGGTTTGTCATTTTGACGAAGTCAAAATAAATACAAACAAAAAAAAAGCCCCCGGCAGGGGACCCACCCTCGGAGAGGCCCCGCCGGCGAGGCGGTCTTTAGACAGAGGGAGGGGTAGACTAGTATTACCTACCCCGACCTCGGTCTACCCGTCTACCTTTTGAGAGCCTTTATAGTCTCGCTTACGAGCTCTATAGTGGCTCCATTGAACATCTGAACTTCGGTGATCGTATCGAGCCTCCGAATTAGCTGGTCTACCCTTTCATTTGCGTCGAAATGATGTGGATCGTAGAGTTCTTGCGGTTTTTTGCAGCTAGTGATGTATATCGTCGTAGCCTGAAACTGTCGCGAGCCTCCTTTAGTCTCCACTGTAAACGGGTATCTGTCTAAAAGTTTTAGCAGCTCACCGAATGTGCACCAGTTAGCACGTAGCTCGTCTAAAAGTACAATTTTATGACCATCGTAGCCTTCCCACCATTTGTATGTAGTGGGTGTGTATACAGCGTCAGTACCGTGTGTGTCCCACACATATCGTGTTTTGCCGCACCCGGCTTTGCCCCATCGGTAATGTATTTCCGGTGCTGGGTCTATTGGTCTTTTTGGTTCATTGTACTTCAGCCACAACTCTGCCATCCTTACAGATTGCACACTTGTAGCAACTTGAACTACCTGTTTCATCGATAAGGTATCTTTGACGACTTCCTTGATGTCTGCAATATCTGTACGAGCGCCTTTTTTTTTACGTTCGTCTCGATCGATAATCAACTCGCTGTCTCTTTTGCGACAGTAATTGTTGTCCTGCACACACTCCTGAAACTCCCAGTGAACGCGGCCATGAAGTTTCTTTAATGCTGCTAAGCTGTAAGATCTTTTGAAAGTTACAGAAAACTGTAAATGTGGAGTGCCATTGTCGCCAATCTCTTTGGAGCAAGTCATGACGTTGCACTCCAAGCCTTTAAGCCACTCAATGTCACCCTCGTCGTAATTGTTGAGGGTGCACGGTCCAAACGTTTTTGCCGTCTTGACGGGCATTGTGAAAGATTTATATATCGGTAGACTATATTGTTCACCATTTGAACGCACCAATTTTTCAAAAAAAAAATATTTTGTTATATTAAACATGCCAAGAGTTACCTTTAACTCATTGACGAAGAAACGCGCGCGTTTTAAACGCAGGTCTACTGGTGTTCTTACAAAGGCTAAATACAAGCCTAAGACTGCACGAGCGAATCGCAGCTTGATAAAAAGCAATGCTTTGGCTATTCGAGCGGTTAAGCGCCTTATGCCTCCACCTGTGTACACAGATTACCAGTATTCCTTTACGCAGCAAGCAGTATTAGGTCCTTTGGTGAACAATTTGTATCAGTCAATAGCAGCAAATCAACTGATGACCCCTGCCAGCTGGACCCCTGTTTTGCGCCAAGACAAAGCAGCCACTGATAACTCATCCACTCGAGTTTTGCGAA